CGTAGACGCGCACCTGACCTCGCAGGGATACAACTTCCTGCTTGGTCAACTGTGTGTTGAGCGACCTCTCAATCCCAATGAGTATAATGGTCAAAAAGACCATTGCCTCAATCGGGAAAGTGAGGGCTGAACCCATAGACGCGAACTTGGATAGGTGAATAACACCATGTCCAGGTACATCAGCTTTTGTAGAACGACTCGCTTGAATAGCCCGACGCAATGGGCCACTCCTACGAGTCATTTCTAGTACTAGCTGATTCGAAACGCGGTCGGAAGCCTCGCTAAGATCTATCGTAGCAAGGCTGCCAACCTCCGAGCCCTCCTGGGCCATCCGCTGATTAGGCGTCTGGTCCTGGAAGCCAAGGAAGGAATTGAGATGAAAAGTCCTCTCAATCCCGTCGAGAAGCACCGACTTGACAGACTGCTGTGCGTACTGCATGGCAGTCGGTTCAATGCCGATGATTCTTGGCGTTTTGAGCGTTTTGGGGACGTCGATAACCCTTACGGGTATCTCGTCCTCGGGTTCGAGGATGTCAATGACGGCCAATTCCTCAAAGTAACGAGGATTAGGAAGCAGGTAGAGTTCCAAAGGGAACTCTTCCTGCAACCGCCGGGGCCAGGTACGCTGGAGATACTTTTCGTTTGCACGAAACTTATCTGCCGTCGCACCCGGTCCGTGTTTAGGGATTGTGTAGTTGTGGTAGATCTCGCGATCTGCCTCAACAAACATATCCCTAAACAGCATGTCCGACATACGGCGAAAAGCCTCCAAATCAATGGGGCTCAGCCATGTGTCGAACGAGCTGACATCCTGCTCACTCTCAATGAACTGGGAGTATGCAGCCTCCCGCCGTGCATCACTGCATGGCAGGAGAATCTTTGAGTACATCAGCGTTAGCTGACGTATCTCTCTGATTGCGTCCACACTCGGTTCATCGAGCAACACACCAGAATCCCGTGAAAACACAAGACTCAGGAAACCTCCGAGAAATCGGGGGAGACCTTGCTCACGGTGGAAACCACCGTAAGAACTGGAGTCAACATAACCTTGGTCAAGATCTCTTTCGAAATCTTTTCCAAAGTTAGCTAGGGTTATCGTTAGAAACGAGAACCCCTCGTGTTTAACACGGGTCGTGACTGTTTTAAAGTCACGGGTGGTGCTAGTGCCACATCTGGCCGCGGCTTCCGCCGCAACCATTTTCCAGAGGAAGACTTCGTCTTCCCCTGGTTGGAGCGGTTGTTGGCTTTTCATTGCCCCATCTCCTAACAGAGTTGGTTAGCAATCCAAGCCTACAACTTTACACTCATTCGGTCAAGCACGAATGTCGAGCCCCTAGGGGCATGACATTCGGCCTTGAAAGAAAGAACCAAATCAAAGGTTCTACTTTCCCCGAGTGGAGTATCGACGATCACACCGACAGAATCAATACGTGGTCTCACTAGACCAAGCCCAGGATCTAACAGTTCCTGTAGCCGAGTCCGAGACCGGTATTGAAGGGGAAATCTGGAGAAACTATCCAGACTACCTTGCCTGATGGCGTCGTCAAGCAGTGAGGTGAGTAGTCGCGACAAGATTCTATCGTGACCAACACGCCACTGAAAGTAAGGAATAGGACGAAAACGAGAGCCGAGCGACGGCGAGCCTTTACGACTCACCACCGAGCAGCTTCGTGATCAGTCCGTCCGAACTTGCGGTGTAGAGGGCCTTAAAGCCGTCATACACTGCCTTGACGTCGGCGTTCGAATATCCCGCAACCGGAATGTCGAAGACCATGTATGTTGACATGGAAACCTTCGTATTCTGGGAAGGGATAAACGGATCCGCTGTGAGCTTCGAATGGTCGACCCTGAGCACCCTTCGCGTGCGCCGCCCGTAGGCGGAGCTTGCGCTTAGGAGTACCAGGCCATCGGCGGAGCGGTATTCGCTCTTGTTGGACCCGGAGTTTGTCCGGGGCAACGAGATTGCGGTACCGCTGATCGTAATGGACTGTGGGTCAGTGAAAGCCATAGGCATTCACTCCTATCTGTACCATTATGGTACTTTGGTGTTTGGCAGTGGATCTACCTACCGCTTTCGGCTAAGGCCGAGAGCGGCAGCGATCGAGGCTTGGAATGGTGACAAACCATCCCAGGTTACCCCGAAACCAAAGGGGTTTGCCTCTCGCCTGATTTTCGTTTCTGTAACGAGAACCAGGTCCGAGATATTCTTCGGGGTCTTTAGACCCGAAGAAGTGATGCTATAGCGACGCTTCTGGACAGTATGTTCCATAACGTAGCCATAGCGCATCACCAGACCGCCGAAAGCAAACGCAGAGGTGTTATGAATAACATCTCCAGCGTTTGTAAACCAGTCGGCCGCCCAGCTCCAAGGAGCCAGTTCCCAGAGAGTATCTGGCGTAGGGGTTATGCCGAGTCTATCGGCTATAAGTGCTAGTTTCTCAACCTTCGACCGGGAGTCATATCCGGTCGGCAGATGATAAACGAAAGCACCAGAAAACCACCTACGGCGGACGGTTTCGTCCGTCCGCGTAACTGTTCCAAGTGGACTACCAAAGAGATCTGCATTTAGAGGCGCCG